CCATATATTATATTCGCCTTTGTCTTCTGTAGGTGCACCAGGGCGATATGTTAGTTGGGAGGCCTCGGCGCGTAATGGCCACTTGAGCCACGCAGCGGCTGCTGGTACACGCTTAATCTGTACGTCTCCCTCGGGTGTAAGTACACGCTTGGCGTAGTCAGCCGTGGCGTAGGCATGTTCTTTAAAAGCCCCAGGAGCTAAGCGCGTCATAGTCTGCCGCTCTATAATCAGTCCGGGGTTTTTTATATAGACGACCTCGCTGTTTAGGTTCCACAGTGCACGAGCCAGTGTTAAAGGCTCAGCGTCTGCGAGCACAGGGCCGAGGGCTTGACCCTTAGTCAGATAATCGTCCAGGCCAGTTTTGTGACCATCTTCATAGACATCTGGCAGCATAACTACGTGGGGTAACGCACCACGATGCTGCAGTTCTTCGGCCAGGGCGTAAAGCGCCTGGTTAACTTTGGGGTTGGTGCGAGCGTCGCTGTCGTAGATGATGTACACCTTGCGTCGGACCCAATTGACTTGTATCAGGTCAGGTAACAGCAGGGCATACAAAGGTTCCTGTCGCGCGCACCAGCTCCACACCCCGCCCAGCCCGATAGTGGGGTGCCCGTGTTTACAAGCAGTGGCAGCTTTCTTTTCACCTTCAGTTATAATAATAGGTTGAGCGGGGTCTGCGATTATAGTTTTCCAGTCCGTTCCACGTGGCCAGTATGCACACAAGCCAGAGCCTGCGGGCTGCATGTATCGCAGGGGCTTCTCATCTGTCAACTTATTAAACCCGTTAGGCTCGGCTAAGTACCGCACGCGAAAAAACGGTGGCCAGTTAGGCTGGGCTGTTGCGGGTTGGTCGGGTGCTGCGGCGTCCCAGTACGAAATGAGCATCGCTGGCAACGGGTACTTATTAAAAGGGTGACCCAGGGCCTGGGTTTCCTGTGGGCTAAGCGCACGCAGACCCAAGGGCTTGGCGTCCTGTGCAGTTAGGCCACTGCGCGCCAGGTCTTCCAACATTAGTGCTTGTGCAGCGGCCGCAGCACTGGGGCGGCGTGATTTACTTGGCATACGCAGAGCCCCCGTTAAATAAGTTTAATGTAGTGGTCTAAAATATGTTGTGGGCAGTTGGCGTTACCAGTTTCAATAATTGTCAGGTACACGTAACTGAGCCCAATGTGGGCGGCAAAGGCTTTGCGCGTAAATCCGTTTTGTTCTCGGGTGTGTCGCAACCACTCCGGATTAACACGGTGCAGTTTTCCCGTGTGATTACATTTTACACAGGATCGCGCGGGTGGGCGGTAGCCCTGCTGCCAGGTTGAGAAGGCCAAGCTGTTGGGGTTGGTGGGGGGTTTGGGGTTGATTTTTCCGGTGCCCGCGCACCGGACGCAGGGCACCGTTATGGTGTTCTCTGGTTCTATAATTGTCATCGTAGGCTCCTTAGTTAGGGTTGGCATATAATAGCTTACGCCGCGCGGGTTGTAAAGTTAAAAATAATTAAATTTATTCAGAGTTCGTAACTCTCGGTAATCCTTAAAGAATGTGCTAAACTACGAAAACCAGAAAACCTAAATGCAACCGGATTATTTAGAATTCTGGTTTAGTCGCAAGGGCTCAATTTCTAAAGCTAAAACGCAATACAAAACCAGAAAACCTATTTATATTACTATTTATGGTCCTTTTAAAATAATAATTAATATTTATATAATAAATAATTAGGGTAAGAGAAGGGTTACAATAGGGAAAATTGCGGTTTTCTGGTTATTTAGGTTTTCTAACTATGTAAGTACTCAAATTTAAAGGAAAAACCTAAAACCTAAATGGTTTTTATTCTGGTTTTATCATATTCACCCACCCACTGAGGGCGGCGGTGGCCTTGTGGAGCTTGTAAATAGTTAATTACAACTCCTTAATATTATTACGTTTTTTACTTTACACGTGCTTTGTTTTATAGTATAAGGGGTCATGGCTAAGTACAAGTTCACAGCGAAGCAGTTGCGGTTCATCGAGGAGTACCCGAAGGATCTCAACGGTACTCAGGCAGCACGCCGCGCTGGGTACTCGGCGCATACTGCAGTTGCTATTGCCAGAGAAAACCTTTTAAAACCACCCATAAAAGCTGCAGTAGACAAAATCCTCGCAGAACGCTCTGCAAAAACGAAAATCGACGCGGCCTGGTTGCTCACAAGACTGGCCGACGAAGCCACGGCAGACACCGCAGATTTGTACGATGAGAACGGCAATCTCAAATCAATACACGACTGGCCGCTTATCTGGCGCCAGGGCCTTGTGTCTGGGATGGACATTGAGGTGTTGTACGAGGGCAAGGGCCGGGACAAAGAGGCCGTGGGTACGTTGACTAAGGTTAAACTGAGCGATCGGGCCAAGCGCCTGGAGATGTTAGGTAAGCATGTCAATGTGCAGGCGTTTAAGGAGCAACTGGATGTAACGGGTAAGATCACACTGGAGCAGCTCGTAGCGGCGTCGTTTGAAGACGCAGAGGACAGCGATTGAAAAACGCAGCGGCTAAGATCAAGGAGTGGCGTGATGACCCGGCGAAGTTCGCCTGGGATATGTTTCAGTTTGAGCCCGATCCCTGGCAAGCTAAGGTGCTGAGGAAGTTCCCCAGTCAGCGTCCCGCTGAGATGCGTCAGGCTATGAAGGCCTGCGCTGGCCCTGGTAAGAGCGCGCTGCTCGCTATATGCGGGTGGAACTTTCTCACATGCTACGCCACTAAAGGCGACCACCCCAAGGGTGCTGTCGTCTCGGTTACTTCTTCCAACCTCTCAGATAATCTATGGGCCGAGTTCGCTAAGTGGCGTTCTCGGTCCCCCTTCTTGCTCGAAGCTTTTGAGTGGACGAAGACTCGGGTGTTCGCTAAAGACCACCCCGAAACGTGGTTCCTCTCGGCCCGGTCGTGGTCTAAGACAGCGGACGCCGAAGAGCAGGGTCGTGTCCTCTCCGGACTGCATAGTAAATACGTGCTGTACCTCATAGACGAGAGCGGAGATATACCGCCCGCAGTGCTCCGTGCCGCAGAGCAGGGCCTGTCTAACTGTACCTGGGGCAAGATAGTGCAGGCCGGCAACCCCACCAGTACCAACGGTATGCTGTACCTGGCCGCGACGTCGCAGCGGGACATGTGGGACATAATCACAATCACTGGAGACCCAGACGACCCTATGCGCTCTACGCGTATAGACATCGACTGGGCGCGGGGTCAGATAGATAAGTACGGGCGGGACAATCCCTGGGTGCAGGCTTATATCCTCGGGGAGTTCCCGCCCAGCTCGCTTAACACACTGCTTGGCCCTGAGGAGGTCGAAGCTGCTATGGCGCGTCATCTCCGTGAGGACGAGTACTCGTTCAGCCAGCAGCGTATAGGGGTAGATGTAGCGCGGTTCGGTGACGACAGGACAATTATCTTCCCGCGCCGGGGCTTGGCCGCTGGAGTGCCTGTGGAGATGCGTGGCGCGAGGAGTAACGACGTAGCCGCGCGCGTTATGACGATTAAGAAGGAACTGCGCAGCGAGATGGAGATGGTGGACGGCACCGGGGGCTACGGCTCGGGTGTGATAGATGCCATGCTGCTCGGAGGGGCTGCGCCGTTAGAGGTGAGCTTTTCGGGCCGCGCCATCGATCCGCGTTACTACAACAAGCGTACAGAGATGTGGTTCCTCATGGCTGAATGGATTAAGCGCGGCGGCGCGCTGCCCCGTATACCCGAGTTGATTAAGGAGCTTACTGCGCCGACCTACACGTTCCGCTCAGGGAAGATGCTCCTGGAGGAGAAGGACCAGATTAAGCAGCGCATCGGCACCTCGCCGGACTACGCCGATGCGCTGGCGTTGACTTTTGCGTTACCTGAGATGCCGCAGTCGTTTGCACTGCCCGGCATGCCGCACGACAGCGCGAAGCTGTTGTATGATTACGACCCGTATGCGGAGAGCCGAATATGAACGATATACAGGCGTTGGCTATGCTGGCTGAGACAGTACCGGGGGCGTCGTGCTTAGAGCGCCGCACGCAGATTGCGTGGTTCGAGCAGATGCTGAAGCAGATCGTTGAGGGCCTCGGCCTGCCACAGACTGAGCTTCCCCTGCGGCATACGTTTACCACTGGGGCCTACGTGCGGGAGATTACGTTGCCAGCAGGACAGATCATTGTGGGTAAGCTCCACCGCCACGCGCACCTGAACTTTATCTCGCGTGGGTCGGTGACCGTTGTTACGGAGCACGGCGGCGTAGAGCGGTTGACCGGGCCGTGCACTATTATCAGCCCAGCAGGCACCAAGCGCGTCGTCTACACACATGAGGAAACCATTTGGACTACGGTGCATGTTACAGAGGAGACAGACCTGATAAAAATTGAAGCTGAGACCATTGCGCCCAGCTACACGGCGCTGGGTCTTGAGGAGCCACAGAGCGGAGGTGTGCTATGTCATGGGCAATAATCGCAGTAGCTGCGACTGTAATAAGTGCAGGCTCTTCAATGATTTCAGCTAACCAGCAGCGACAGCAGGTTAAGGGGCAGATCGGGCAGGCTCAGCGCGCAGAGGAGTACCGCCGGACAGAGGAGGAGAAGAATAAACTCCAGTCTGCGATGCGGCTGCAGAAGACACGTCAGGCTCCGGCTGCCACACCAAAGCCTCTGGACTCCGGCACAGCACTCGGCGGCGCAGCCGCAGCACCAACCGCGCAGGGCGGCAAGACCCTGCTGGGGTTATAACTGATGGCTACTTTCTATAAGACTAAAGAAAACAGGCGTAAGAAGTTTGAGGTGCTGCGCGCGTCGCTGGAGACAGAGCGCGCTACGTTCTTACCACACTGGCGTGACCTGTCTGACTTTGTCCTCCCGCGCCGGGCACAGTTCTCCACTACGGACTCACACACCGGGGAGCGGCGTAATCTTAAGATCATCGACTCTACGGCTACGCTCGCCGCGCGTACGCTGCGCTCGGGGATGATGGGTGGAATGACCAGCCCGGCGCGTCCATGGTTTAAGCTCGCCACGGCTGACCCGTACCTCAGCGAGATAGACGCTGTAAAGGCTTGGCTGCATGAAGTTACGCAGAGCATGGTGGCTATCTTTCTACGCTCAAATCTTTATAAGGCTCTGCCCCTGGCTTACGGCGACATGGGCACGTTCGCTACGGCGGCCATTCTGGTCGAGGAAGACCCAGACACAGTGGTGCGGTTTTATACGCTGCCCATCGGGTCATACATGCTGGCTGTAGACGAGCGCGGGGACGTACGAGTGTTCTTCCGAGAGTTCCGCGTTACGGTGCGGCAGCTG